GCGGCGCGGGGGGGGGGGGCCGGCGCGCGGCCCGGCCGGGGCCGCGGGCCAGGGCCCGGCCCTCATGAGGGCATCCCCGCGATCAGGCGGGCGAGGGTTACCTCGCTTTGATCGGCCTTGTTTCCCGTCCTGTCAGACCACGCCTGCCAGTCGCCCCACGTGATGACGGCGACCGCGCCGCCCCCGAGGCGTTCCACGTCGAGCGGACCGGCCTCGGTCCACTGAATCGTCAGGGTGATCGTGCCGTCCGCGCCGAGGCGCTCGCGGTTCACGCTGTTCACGGTGACCATGCGTGCGGGGACGCCGGGCGTCGCGTCGCCGGGCGCGATGATGATGTGTCCGCGCGCTTTGATTACGCGCCATGCGTCGGCTTCGGCGGATGCAGGTAGCACGCAGTGAGTTTTCCCCGTGTGAAGCGGCGTGCGCATCGACCACCTGGTTAGACGGTCATCGATGACCGACGCATCGGACTTCCACGACATGGGGTCCTGATTGTTCCACGCGGTCAGTCCATCGACGGGGCGTCCGTCGGTGCCCGTAAGGAGCATCCCACCGCCGGGGATGGTCCGGCGTGTGAGCGTGACAGTTTCCCTACCCACCTGGTAGGTGGTGGGCACGCCGGGGGCCGCGAGCGCGTCAGAGAAGACGCCCGCCTGTTCGCCGGGCCATAGGACGCGCGCGCCGGTGGTGACCCGGACACCGGCGTCCACGCTGAAGGACGGGAGCCCGGTGTGGGTTGCGATCCACGTTCGGTTTGCCATGTTGTGCCTTTCGTTACACGCGTCGGAGGGTGCGGATGGTCTCACCCTGCAGGTAGGACGTGAACTCACGCTCCCCGACGCGGAGCGTCAGGGTTTCGGGGAGGCCGCCGTTCCCTGACCATCCGGTCGGCGCGGTCGGCGCGCCCATGTTCGGGGCGAGTGATGCCGTGAACCGCCCGAGGCTGTCGCGTGCCGCCGCGTACTGGCTTTCCATGCCGGTTACGAAGCCGCCGATGACGAGCCGTCCGGCGTCCTTCAGGATCACACGGTCAAGGTCTTCGGGTCCCTTCCATGACGGGAGCATGGACGTAAGTGACCCGAGGGTCGATTGGACGGACCCGAAGGCGCTCTTGATGCCGTTAATGAAGCCGTCGATGATCGACCGACCTGCAGAGATTAGCCAGCTGCCCGCGTTTGCGAACACGCTCATGATGCGGGACGGTAGCTGCTGCACGTAGGACACGGCGCTAGACACGCCGGAGCTGATCGCGCTCGTGATCCCTGACCACGCGGACGAAACGAGCGACGTCAAGGACGACCACGCGGCGGAGAACAGGCCGGACACCATTTGAAGCCAGGCGCTTAGGATGCCACTGATCGCGGACACCACGCCGGAAATGATGCCCTGAATCGCGGTCCACACACCGGAAAACATGGTCTGGATGCCCGACCAGACGCCCGACCAGTCGCCCGAAATGAGGGCACCGACCGTCTGAATCAGGCCCTGGATGAACGTGAGCGCGCCGGAAATCACGGTCATGATCGCCGAAAACACCGCGCTCACTGTCGAGCCGAGCGTCTGGAACACGGGTATCAGGATCGTCCCGAGCTGTTCGATGATCGGCCCTAGGAACGTGCCGAGCTGGACGAACGTCTCCCCGAGCTGAGACAGGACTGGCATGAGGGCGTCCACGCACTGACTGACCAGCTGGACGAGCACCTCGACGACCGCCGCGACGATGGGCGTCAGGGCCGTGATTACCGGGGCTAGGCCGTCGCCAATCTGACCGAGGAGCGGACCTATTGCCTCGGCTAGCTGCATGAACACGCCGCCGAGCGGCTCTAGGGCGGGAAGGATCGCGGCCCCCATGCCCATGAGGGCGTCACGCAGCGCCTCGGAGTTCTGTAGGACGCCGACGAACGCACCGACGGCGAGCCCAATGGGGCCGGTCAGTCCGGCGAAGCCACCGCCGATGAGGGGCAGCTGCGACAGGAGCGGGCCGAGCACCCCGGAAAGCCCGCCGACGATGGGCGCAATTCCGCCGAGCATGCCGGTAAAGCTTTCAAGACCGCCGCCGTTGACCATGCTGTCGATCCCGGCGGCGACCGTCTCAAATACAGGCGTCAGGGTATCGGCGAGGCTGCTGAGCGCGTCGGTCAGTGGACCCTTCAGGGGTTCGATGATTTTCACGAGCCCGCCGGTGATCGCGGCCTCGAGGTTTCCCCACGCGCCTTCGAAGGTCGCCGTCGATGTGGCCGCCTCCGACGCGACGTCGGTTAGGCCGAGGCTCATGATCGCGGCGTTGAACTCATCCGCCGAAATCTGACCGTCGGACATGGCCTTGGCGAAGTCACCCGTGTACGCGCCCGCATCGAGTAGGGCCTGCTTGATCGGCCCCGCCGCGCCGGGGATCGCGTCGGATAGCTGACGCCAGTTTTCGGCGGTCAGTTTTCCGGCACCCGCCGTCTGTGTCATGACCTGTCCGACGGACTTGAAGGTTTCCTTGTTGCCGCCCGCGACGGCGTTAAGGTTGCCCGCCGCGCGGGCAAGGTCGGCATACCCCTCGACGCCATTCGACGCGAGCTGCGCCGTGACCGACTGAATGTCGGACAGGTCGTAGACCGTGCGGTCCGCATATTCCTGGACCGACGCGGTCAGTTGTTCGATAGTGGATGAGTCAAGGCCCGCGAAGTTTAGCGTTGACTTGAACTTGTCGGTTGCGTCGCTCGCGGCCAGGGCCTCACCGGTGTAGGACGCGATGAACGCGCCCGCCGCCGCGAGGCCCGTGGCCGCTAGGGTCCCGACGGCCTTGAACGCGCCGCCCATGCTCGCCGTGATCGACGATCCCCACGAGGACGATGACTTCGTGACCTGCTGGTCAACGGCCCCGAACTCCTGTGCGATGCTTTGCCCCATCCCCTTAAAGGACGGGACAACGTTGATCCACGCGGTGCCGATGTCCATTCCGCCAGCCATTTGGTTGTCCTTTCGTCTGATCGGTCAGGATTCGCGTATAGCCGCGAGCGCGGCTTCGAGTTCGTCGATGGGTAGCGCGACATATGTGTCCGCCTTGTTGTCCCACGGGCGCGGGAACGGTGCGGGGACGCGTTGGTTACGTTGCCCGTCGCGCGTCTTCGACCATTGGAGCCACCGTAGGGCGTCCGATGCTAGGACGCCCCATTGGTTGGTCAGGAGTGACCATTCCCAGGCGGGATCGACCTTGCGGCGCGTCCACGATTCGGGCTGCGCGATCATCGCGGCGGCGAGTGATGCGGCGCGCATTGGGTGGAGCTGCCGCCAATCTTCCACCTGGTAGAACCGGAGGAAGTCGGCGGACAGCTCATCGGGGGCTTTTTGCTCCGCCCCCAGGAGCGTTAGGAGTTTGGGGCGACAGCCTTGACGACCTTCAGGAGGAAGGCGGTCATGTCCTTGACGTTGACACGCCCGTCGGCGTCGCGGAGGTGATCCTTGACCGCCTGGTAACTGTCGCCTTGGAACAGCATACGGAAGGGGCGGACGATGTGGCTCGGCTTGCCGTCTTCGACGTCGGCGAACGCCTCGAGGAACTCGTAGTCCTCGAACACGGCGGGGTCGATGTTGATTGCGAGTCCGTCAATGTCAACGGTCTTGGTGGTCAGCTTTGCCATGCTCACGCCGCCTTCTTGATGTACTCGTAGACGGTGTTCCCCTGTGCGTCAGGGAAACACGTCACGGTCGTTTCGTAGCCAACGGCGGTGCCGTCCACATACGTAACGTCGCCGACCTCGGTCACCTGACCAGCCGGTACAACGATGCGCTTGACGGCGTTACCCGTCATAAGCATGTCGATCACGAACGCGCGGCGCGGCAGCTCCGTATTGTTGTGCTTGACAGTGATCCCCGTCGCCAGGTCGCCGCTCACGTTGTCCTGTCCGTAGACCTCCTTCAGGACATCGACGTCGAGCGCCTGGACAAGCGTGAACTTGAACGTCTCCGTTCGGCTTGTACGGACGGTCAGGATTGTGTCACCGCCCCACGCCTTGATGTTCTCCACATCGGTATCAATGCCGTTGGTCAGGCCGTCTTCGGACACGTAGCCGAGCTTGACGAACCCGGCGGCGAGGTTGGTCGTCGCGTCGGTGGGGAGGGTGGTCTTGGTCGTGCCGGAACTGATTGCGCCCGCCGCTACGGGCTTGGCGACGGTTGCCAGGCTAGAGTCATTGTTAGCCATTACACATGTCCTTTCATGGGCGTGTAGGCATCATGAATGATGCCGTGACAGTGAGCTGGTAGCGCGCCTGCCTACTGTCGGGGTCAGGGAAATTATACATGCTGGTCACCTGAAGGGCGGCCATGTCGGCGACGCGTGCGGGCGCGCCGATCAGTGTGTCCCGCACGTCGCTTGCCAGCTGGTAGGCGTCGGCGTGCTTGTCGGCCCATGCCTGCACGGCGTACACGCCGTGGTCGATCAGGTGGTCAGTGCGCCCGCCTGTGCGTTCGATGGTGACGAGCTGGCCGCCCGTGTAGTTTCGGGGCACGGTCGCGTGGACGGGTACGGCCCCGCCGCGCAGGTTGGCGCGCAGGTAGTCGATGAGCTGCTTCATTAGCCTTGCACCGCCTTTAGGAGCGTGTTGTCGCGCGCGTTGCGGCGGCGCGCTTTGAAGGTCGTTGCGTAGACGGCCCCGTGGGGGCGGTCCGTCTGAATGACGGAGCCCTCAAAGCCGTCGCCCGCCCGGGCCGCGATAGCGTGAACGCGCTCCTCGATGAGCGGGCGGGTCATGTCGCCTACCTTACGGTAGTCGATTTTGACTCGCGCATTTGCCATGTGGTCATCCTTCCGTTCGTTCGACGGTGACGGGGAGGTCCCATGCGCCGGGCGTCAGGGCGGCGGTGTACCGTTGCGGATCGCCTATCACGCGGTAGGTGACGCCGCGAACGATCACGCGACAGCCCCGGAGGTTGCCCTCGTGGGTCTTGGGGAAGTGGAGCGTGAGGGTGTCGCGGTCGCCGTCGCGGCGAAGGCTCCCGTTCAGGTCATCCGTTGACGCGGGGGCAACGAGTACGTTCCCGACGGGGACGCCTGGCTGCCATTCGGTCAGCTCATCCCCGAACGCATCGAGGCCGGCCTCCGCCGGGCGGATCAGGGTCACGGTTTCGCCGCGTATCATGATCGACCTGCCAGGAGGTCAACGTTGAACGCGCGTGACACCGGGAGCCCAAGGCGGCGGCGATGGACGCGCGTGAAGCTCATAGACCCGGTGGGGGTCTTGTAGGACGCCGATTGCGTGTAGGGACCCGCCGTCTGGCTGACCTGTGTCGCCCCGAAGGGTGCGTCCCCGGCGGCGCTACGTTGCATATAGGCCACCATGTCGCAAACGACGTCGGCGGCGGTGTCGGCCTGGACCTTACCGGCTTGAATAAGCACGGTGATGTCAAAGCCTTCGCGCGCGAACTCATCGCGGACGATGCGCGATGCGCGGGCGAGATGCGCATCTGTGGCCGCCGTTTCGGCGGCGTCTAACGGGCCGTACCGGCTCACGTAATCTTGCGCGGTCGCGAGGGTGAACCCCGTCATTGCGCCTCCTTTCCTACCATGCGGTAAGGGGGGCGACCGCCAGCGCTAATGGCCGGAGCCGCCCCCCCTGTTCACGTGGTCACTTTTCGGCGACCACCGCGAAACGATCCACGAACGCGTACCATCCGTAGACGATTTCGAGACGGAGGGCAATCTGATTCTTGCGCTTCAGGTCGCCCTGGCCGTCAGGGTCGCCGTAGGTGATGAGTTCGACGGGGAGCTCCTTCTGGATGCCCCATCGGATACCGCCGGTGAAATCACCGACGATAGCGCGAACCTTCGTGTCTGCGGCCTCGGGGAGGCCGGACACGGTGGAGCCGACGGCGACGGGGACCCCCATAAAGGAGGACACGTCCGCGCCGAGGCCGAGCTGCGGGTAACGCGGCGTGGACGTGACGCCCGCGCCGTCCTTGACCATGAGGTTGGCGAGCGCCCAGGTGAACTTCGGGTCAAGGGCCGCGCCGGTCACCTGAACGCCGGTGTCAAGATCATTGATGATGAGACCGGCGGCGGCGCGGAAGTCCGCGTCAGGGTCGGAGCCACCCTTGCCGAGTTCAACGCGCTTGGTCGTCGCGTTGATGTAATTCGTCCAGGTGGTAATCGCCTGGCCGTTCAGGGGGTTGATGCGGTGGAACACGCCCAGGTCAAGGGCGCGGGACAGGGCGTCGGCACCGGCGGAGGCGAGGGTGCGGAGCACGCCGAGCTGGTGCTCGTCGTCCGCCCACTGAACCTCCTGCGAAAAACGCATAGTGACCTGCGCCTTATGCGGCGCAGCGGTGACGGAGCCAAAGGACCCCGAGGTCGATTCCTTGTCACCGTTCTCCTCCACGAACTGAGCGCGGGGGAGATCGTTAAAGGTGATGATGTCCGTCTTGCCGAAACGCATCGGCTCCTGCGCGGACAGCTTCGCAATCGTGGACGTGGAAAGGGTCTTCTTGACCATTCCGTCCGCGATCTCGCGGGGCATGAGCGGTGCGGCCTGGCCGGTACCGAAAACAGCCATGTTCGTTATTCCTTTCAGTGGGTCAGTTTCCGAACAGCGCCCTCACGAACGCCTGTTCGGTTGTCTGGTTGGTCTCGGGGACGGCCCCGAGGGTGGGGATGACGGGGGTCGCCGACCGGGCGGTCAGGAACTCCGCGAGCGCCTTTCCGTGCGCGGTCATTTCCTCACGCGTCGATCCGCGAAGGAGGTCGGCGGGGACGCCGGTTTCCTTCGCCACCTCACGGACGAGTGCCGCGTGCGCGGCCTCACGTTCGAAGCCTTCGACCTTGGCATTTGCTGCCGCGAGGTCAGTTTCGAGGGTGCCAATCTTGGCCGCGAGGTCATCGTAGTCCGCGTACTTGCGGCGCTCACGTTCGACGCGCTTCGTAATGATCGCGTCGAGGGCCTCCTGGCTGGTGATCGGGTTGAACGCGTGGTCAGACGCGGGGGCCTGTTCCTGCGTCGTGCCCTGAGTGTCGCCCGCGTCGGGCGCGGGGGTCGCGTCGGTGTTGGTTTCGTCACCCATGATGTGCCTTCCGTTTATGGGGGCCGTCGCCCCGTTTTCCAGCTGAACCCCAGCTGTCAGGTGGTTTGCGGACGGTCTTTCACGCCGTCCGCGTATGCGCCGGGCGTCGCGCGCCTGGCGTATCGCATGAGCACGTTCAGATCAGACGGGTTTTCCCCGCCCATGATCGCCGCGCTTCGCGCCTCATTGTACAACGTTTCCAGGCGGTCAGGGTGATAACCGTCAATCTTGGGGTCTGTGTCCCCGAACGCGGGCACAATCTCGCAATCACAGTCGTGGTGAAAGCGGTTACCCATGCCGCCCGCCGTCTTTTTCGACGCGTACACCCACCCGCGCGAGGCCAGCATCGTGCAAAACGCGCATGTTTTCGCGCCGCGCGGGACGCGCGCCCACCTCGGGTTAGCCGGATCGCGGCGGACGTTGCGGAGCACGGTGTCCCGGCCCGCGTCCTTGACCCACATTTGGAGCCCGCCCATGAGGTCGGACAGCATTTTTTCCTGCTGGTCAGACCACAGATGCCCGGCGGACGCCCGGACGCTTGCTTCGACCTGAGCGGGGAGCGCCGACGGGGCCGGGGTGGCCCGGTACTCCGACCGGACGCCCGCCGCGTCGCGCTCGCTTTCGTACCATTCGGTA